CGTGAACCTCTAAACGAACATGATTCGCAAGTGTCCATGTTCGTTAAGGAGGAAAAGTGGGTTGTAGCTGATGGGAGTCAAATGAAGGACCCGCGCCCTATTCAGTACCGAGACCCGCGGTATAATATCGCGGTGGCCCGGTACCTCCACCCCATAACTGATCTGGTGTTTGCTCACCTTAACGATGTTGATAGACGCCCCTATCACTCGACCGTGGGTAAAACAACCCTTGAAGCTGCGCGTATGATCCACACCGTCTGGAGTCGCACGCCCGGGTGTGTAGCGCTCTGCCTGGATTTTTCCAGGTTTGATGCGCATGTATCAGAAGGACACTTAGAAGCTGAATACGCGTGCTATCAGGAAATTCTGCCGAGCTCAGAATTGATGCGTTTGTTAAATTGGCAGAAGAGGAATAAGGGCCGGTCGCGGTTTGGGTGGCGCTATAGTAAGCCTGGGGGACGTATGTCTGGTGATGTTAACACTTTACTGGGCAATACGCTCCTCGGGCTTAGTATAGTGAGTGCGATCGCACACCTACTTGGGTTGGACACGTTCATCGAACAAATCCAGGTGGGTGACGATGGTTTGGTGTTTGGGAAGATGGAGGTGATACATCCGTTGTACACCTTCATCAAAACGCGAGCGGCTGAATTTGGGATGGACGCTCGCGAGTGTGCTATAGCGCGATGTTTAGAGGAAGTGGAGTACTGCTCTGCCCACATGGTCGAGACTCAAATCGGCGTGTGGGATTTGGTGCGGCAGTACCCCAAACCTCTATACACCGATGGGTGGTCGGTTCATATATCCAACCACCATCGGGAGCGTATGGCTATCTCGCGGGCGGCAGCTCTCTCAGCCGCTTGCATGTACCAGCACCACCCTGTGTATTGGGCTCTCGCCCGTCGGATGTTGTTCCTCACTCGGGGAATAAAAGCCGATTGGCGGGATCTCGATGTGCAGCGCATCCCCACCCTTAGTGCGGCTGCTAGAGCCATGCGCCAACATGGCTCTAGCGACCAGTGGCTCCCGGTGATCCATCCAGTTGCTCGCGCGAGTTTCGCCATAGCTTATGGTGTGAACCCGGGTGAGCAACTGGCGTGCGAGAACCGGATTCTCCTTGGGGTGGGCATGGCTGGCGAACCCACCAGCGCTGAAGTGGGCGAGATCGCCAATCTCGTCTACTAAGCGCAACGTGAGAGGAGTGGTGGTCTGAGGGGTGCCCAGCGGCCCTCAGCCAAGACATCACAATGACTGGAGCCATCCTAGGCTACGAGTATGCCCTAAACTGGGCCTATGAAATAGCTGGCCCCAGTGGTTGGATCCTAGAGCGGCGGTGCCGCAAAGCTAGCGCTTCGACCGTCGTGAGGCACGCACGCCCTGCCAGCGTGTTACCTCTCAGGTGCGCCCGCGGATCTGGGACCGGCCCCCTCGGCACCGAGGGGCGAGGCGGTCAGGCAGATCCCTGAAGGTAAGTAATACTCGCGGGAGTCCGGGAGGGTGTGCGCAGCGGCGGTTAGATCTACGCGGATTGTCAGGGAGAGGCTCTCCTACGCGGTGGGGTGGATCCCCAGCCGCTTGGGGGTGACCAGTTTAAAATCTTGGGCGGGTGGATCCTGATTGAATCGGGACTTGCACCGGTTCTCTAACACCCAAGAATCTGAAGCCCCACGGCGGCTAGCCCCGTGGCCCCCTAGGGGGTTGGTTAGCGCCAATGGGGAGCCTCGTTGACCGGGTCCGGGGATGATCGGCTAGCATTCGCTCTAGGGCTATCCCCACTGATGGGTGGTTCTGGGTGCAGTTGTGATGTCGAGGTTGATGAGTTTGAGAGGGGGGGGTCCGGATAGATGCAACCCCCTGCGATCTAAGCCATCGCACCTTGGCGGGTGCGCCAGCCCAAGGCAGAACAAGTCGCGCGGTTCTGTCGAGGGTTGGGGAAAGCCTCCGGTAGGGCCTAATTCATCCTGGCCCGAGTGAGGTGGCGAACGGGGGGTTGGAGGAATCGCCGGGGAATACAGGTCCCCTCTCTCTTAACGCTGGAAACGCGAGGTGCGACCTCGTTTTGGCACAAGCGCGGCTTGGATACTCTGGATTACTCGTTTACCCATTCCGATCGTTATGGGTCGCGTGGGTTGGCTCCACGTCCATAACGTCACCAGAGTCCAAGGCGCGTCCTTAAGATCGCCGGGCCGCCTCCTCGTAGGTCGGCGCAGCTTGCTAGATACTGGCGAGGCGCCGATCTCACGCGGTGGAGGACCAAATGGTAGGGGAGCAGCACACAAGGCCGG